GCTGCGGGCGATGCTACACTTGCTACAACTACTCAAGATAATAAAGCTAAAGAAAATCAATCAGTTGCAGAAGAACCAGGTTTAATTAATAAAGCAATACCAGACGGTAATGCACCGCAAAATACTCCAGGATCGTTACCTACATCAGTTAAAAATTCTGTCACAGAACGTCGTTCAGATAGATACGGTGGCGGAGGTATGGAAACTCAAGAAACTAGAGCTGCCAAGGCATTTCATGATGCAGTAACAAATCAAAATGCTATGTTAAAACTTGACATGACTATTCTAGGAGATCCGTATTATATTGCACAAAGTGGAACAGGAAACTATACAAGTAAATCTACACAATATAAAAATCTCAATAAAGACATGACAATTAACTATCAAAATGGAGAAGTTCATGTTGTTGTTAATTTCAGAACTCCGTTAGACATTAACCAAAGCACCGGTATGTATGATTTTGGATCAAGCTCTTCTGCTGGCCCAACATTGGCATGGAGCGGTTTATACAAAGTATTTGATATTACCTCAAAATTCTCAAAAGGGCAATTCACACAAGAAATAACAGGTACTAAAGTGACAGGTGAAGATCTTAAAGGACCGGGAAGCGAAAAAGGTTCTATTACTACTAATAATGATTCTAAAAATCCTAACGATCCGTATGCAACTGGTACACCTAATAGCACAATTACTAGTCAAAATACTGGACCACAACCTGGCACACCTGAATGGCAAACTGCTTATAACAACGGTGATATACCACAAGATTAATTATGTCAGATTACAATCCAAACACATTATCATCTAGTGGCGAACCGCAAGTAAGACCAGGTCCATTGATTGCAACAGTGGTTAGCCATTTAGATAAAGAATACTCGGGTAAGATAGAAGTTGATATCGGTCGTCCAGGAGGCGGTACCGGATCTTCAAGTCAATTACATCAAGTTAGTTATATGAGTCCATTTTATGGAACTACTGCGGCTTCGAACGTTAGAAAAGATCCTAACAATTATGATAGCACACAAAAAAGTTACGGTATGTGGATGATACCTCCGGATGTTGGATCTCGGGTAATTGTTATTTTTATTGACGGGAATCCAAAGTATGGTTTTTGGTTAGGTGCCATACAAGATGAAGGTATGAACTTCATGTTGCCTGGTGTCGCGGCTACAGAAAATGTTGTAGATGGTGCAGGATTTAATGATACTGCCGGACGTCCAGGTAGGATACCTGTCGGAGAATTTAATAGAAAAATTAATACCGGAAATCCTAATGATGTTACTAAATGGTTAAAACCTAAGCATCCTTTAGCTGATGCATTAATTAATCAAGGACTTATATTAGATGATGTTAGAGGCATAACGACTAGTAGTGCAAGAAGAGAAGCTCCTAGTTCTGTATTTGGAATTAGTACGCCTGGTCCATTGGATAAACGACAAGATTCTCCGACAGGTGCCTATGGAAAACCTGAACATGAAATTCCTGATTATCCGGCAAGCAGATTAGGCGGTACAACATTTGTCATGGATGATGGTGATGATAAATTTTTACGTAAAACAAAAGCAGGCGAAGGACCTCCTGAATATGCTTCGACAGATCAGAAAGATACTAGCGGACTTCCAGAAATTCCAAATAATGAACTAGTAAGACTGCGTACTAGAACCGGGCATCAAATTTTATTACACAACAGCGAAGATTTAATTTATATTACTAATAGTCGCGGAACAGCATGGATAGAACTAACTAGTAATGGTAAAATTGACATCTATGCACAAGATAGTATTAGTATTCATACTGAACAAGATTTTAATTTTTATGCTGGACGCGATTTTAACTTTGAAGCAGGAAGAAACTTTAATCTTAAAGTTGCTAATCGACATCAAACAGAAGTAGGCGGTAATCAAATCTTAATTGTTGATGAAAATCAAAAAATACAAATTAAACAAGACGTTGATATAACTTACGAACAAAATTATAAACATCATGTTATAGAACAAGTTGATTGGAATTTTGACGCAAGTATTAATTGGAATGTGGGCAGTGGAAGCGGCGGAGGAAATGTTAACTCGACCGTAGGAGGAAATGTAACTAGTAAAGTTACTGGTACAAAAAATGAAACTATAAATGGTAGTGTAATACAAACAATACAAGGTAGTTTAGATCTTAATATTACTGGACATAATAATCTTACAGCCGGAGGAGATACTAACATTCTTAGCGGCGGACATAATGATTTTACCGCTGGAGGAGATACTAATATTCTTAGCAGTGGGAATCATGTTGAGACAGCCGCAAATATTCATATGAACGGTCCTCAAGCAGCCACAGCAGCCACAGCAGCCACAGCAAGTTCTCCAAATAATGCCGAAGAAGCAGTAGTTCCAGAACCGCTACCAACATACGATAATCCGACTCCTGATAATAGTGCAATACCGGCAGTTCCAGGAGATCCTATTAATAGTATTATGTTACGTATACCAACTACCGAACCGTATATTTTACATGAAAATTTAGACCCAGCAAACCTTACACCGACAAATACAGATAGAGAAACAGGTAGTGTTGATTCTGTCCCCTCAGCATGGCAAACATATTCGACAATTACTGATACATTTAATAGAATCAAAGGAGCAGATTAACAATGGCATCGAATTTATACAATAAAATTACCATACCCAAGAAATCTACAGTTGTCAATGCTACTCCTAAAATGTATAGGGGATTTAGTTCAGTTAACAAAACGACTGAGAATTTCTCTTTATATGATTTTGAATTAATTAAACAAGATTTAATAAATCATTTTCATGTTAGACAAGGAGAAAGATTAATGCAACCTAATTTTGGAACAATCATATGGGACTTAATATTCGAACCATTGACGGAAGAAGTTAAAGATCTTGTATTGCAAAATGTTAATCAGATATTAAATTATGACCCTAGAATACAAGCTAGTAATATATTAATTACACCATACGAAACTGGATTACAGATTCAATGTATATTAAAGTATTTGCCCTATAACATTAGCCAATCTCTTCAGTTAAAATTTGATCAAACAAACGGTTTGTTAACAACCTCCCTTTAAATACCCACATAATTTGATCTAATAAATACATTTATTAGGATTCATTATGAGCTCAACGGATAGACAAAATAACCTGCTAGTTAGTGAAGATTGGCAGAAAATTTATCAATCATTTAAGAACGCTGATTTCCAAAGCTATGACTTTGATAATTTGCGTCGAACAATGATAGATTATATTCGAACAAACTTTCCTGAAGATTTCAATGATTATACTGAGTCTAGCGAATACCTTGCTCTAATTGATCTTATTGCGTTTGTTGGTCAAAGTATAGCGTTCCGTGTTGATTTAAATGCACGTGAAAACTTTTTAGAACTAGCAGAACGTAGAGATAGTGTGCTAAGGCTAGCACGTATGATTGGCTATAATGCCAACAGAAATGTACCTGCAAGTGGTTTATTAAAAGTTACAACAGTTTCTACAACAGAAAATGTATTAGATAGTAATGGAATAAATTTATCTGGGCAAACAATTACATGGAATGACCCTAGTAATAGTAATTGGTATGACCAGTTTATTAAAATAATTAATGCGGCATTGCCACAGACTCAACAATTTGGAAATCCAGTAGACTCGGCAACAATTTATGGAATTCCAACAGCGCAATACAGATTCAATGCTAATAATACTAGCGTTCCGATTTATAGTTTTAGTAAACCAGTTGCTGGTAGAAGCATGGATTTTGAAGTAACTAGTACAACATTCGCTGGTGAAACATTTATCTACGAAGAAGCACCTAAAATTGGTAATAATATTGCATGTGTATACCAGGACGATGGATACGGTGCAGGAAGCCCTACTACAGGTTTCTTTTTTAATTTTAAACAAGGTGTGTTAAATCAAGCAACATTTAATGTTACGCAACCAACTAGCAATCAAACAATCGATATAGATACTCAGAACATTAATAATACTGATGTATGGTTATATCAATTAAATCAAAGCAATGGATTAGAAAACACATTATGGACACCTGTACCTGCATTAACTGGTAATAATATTATCTATAATAGTCTTAATAGTAATGTAAAAACTATTTACAATGTTATTTCAAGAGCAAGCGATGCAATAACATTATCATTTGCAGATGGTACATTTGGACAATTGCCATTAGGCAATTTTAGAATTTACTATAGAATAAGCAATGGCCTTTCTTATACTATTAATCCAGGCGATATATTGAATATTAGTATTGGTATTCCTTATACATCTGCTAGCGGACAACCTGAAGTACTATCATTAACACTTGGATTAGTTACATCTGTAAGTAATAGTAGCCCATCTGAAACTAATGCTAGTGTTAAAACAAATGCACCGCAGACATATTATACACAAAACAGGATGATTACTGGAGAAGACTATAATATTAGTCCTCTTAGTGTTACACAATTAGTTGCTAAAATAAAATCTGTTAATAGAACTAGTAGTGGTATTAGTCGCTATTTTGACCTAGTGGATCCGACTGGCAAGTATAGTAGCACTAATTTATTTGCTGATGACGGTATAATTTATCGAGAACCTTATGTTGGTACATCGACATTCTCGTATCTTACAAAGACAGATATTGAAGGTATAATTTACAATCAAATTTTTCAATTGCTAGACAATCCTGATTTGAGAAATTTTTATTACGCTAATTTTATTAATTATATTAATGAAAGTTTAAATATATCTTGGTATAATTATACATCTGACAGTAATAGTTCGACTGGTTATGTAGGCAACCCATCAACTTCAATACCGTACAAAGTTTCATCTTACACAACAACAGATTTAAAATATTTTACAACTGGCTCGTTAATAAAATTTACTGCTCCTGCAGGTTATTATTTTGATACTACAAATAGAAATCAATTAGTTACAACTCCGAATATAACTGGAGTTACTAGTTATCTATGGGCACAAGTGGTGTCCATTACAGGCGATGGTACTGGTGATGGTGCTGGATATTTTAGTAGTACAGGGCTAGGTTCTATTATTTTAAATAAAATTGTTCCTAGCAATGCTATCCTTAATCAAATTATTCCAGATTTATCTGTTACAATTGGATCTTCTGTAATAACAACTATGATAGATTTAATCTTTTCAAATAATACATTTGGATTAAGATATGATTCAGCAACACAAACTTGGCAAATAGTCTTTGAATCGAATTTAAATGTAGCTAATTCATTTAGTCTTGCTAACCAAGGTGATACAACAAATACTCAACAAGATTCAAGTTGGATGTTATTGTTTACTACTAATAATGAAATTTATACAGTTAACTCTAGATTGTTGAGATACATATTTGAGAGCGACAGCGAAATATCTTTTTACTTTGATAGTAATTTAAAAATTTATGATATTGTATCTAGCAGTACAATTACTGATAGCTTAAAAATTTTAAGTATTAATCCGCATCCAAAAAGTTTAACCGACACACTAGGAACATATCCTTTTACAACAGATTTAAACTGGCAAATTACTAGCGCATATATTGGGCTGGATGGTTATGTAGATCCTACAAAAATTGTTGTAACTTTTGCAGATTCTGAAAATAATGGTATTGTTGATAATCCTCAACTATTTTTAGATATTGTAGAGCCTAATTATTTGCCTTTAACAAAATACATTATTCAAGAAAAATACTTAATTAGTTTAGGACAGGAAGACTACAGATATGTATACAATGATCCTGCAAATACAATAGTTGTAATTTTACCTACAGATCCTAAAGTATATTCGTCTTATAATGATGGACAGTATTTTTATTTTGTAGATACACAAGTTGTTAAAAAATATAATGCATCTACTGCTACTTTAATTCCAACTTTAGATTATAAAGTATATGTAGGACGTGATAAATTAAAATTCCAATATATTCATAATGCAGACTATGATAGTCGTATTGATCCTGGTGCAAGT